TAAGGGTTGTGATGGAGTTAAAGAATACGAAGGTGATAGGATCTGTACCCAAAGTAGCTGGGTCAGAGTTACAAACAAACACCTTACCTGCATGGGTGTTACCGCTGGTAACCGCAACGTAAGCCCCTTTGATCTCGTTGATAGGAGTGATCTGATCAAAATCTGTAGCTCTTGACCAAGCACCAGCAGCTACTACGTAGATACCGTTATCGGCAGCAGAGGTTTGATCCTTAACAAGTACTCTATCGCCAGCAACCAAGTTTACACCGTCGATGGTTTGGGTACCAGATAGTGTAATGTTTGCGGTTGTAGCAACACGAACAGCTTCCTTAGGTTTTACACCTTCGACAGCGTTATCGACATAAGTTTTGGTTGCAGCGTCGGAACCAACAGTAGGAGCGGCAAGGTTTGTAAGCTTGAAACCGCCCATTGACTGGTTGGCTGTAAAAGCTCGCGAACCGTTTTGGAGGATAGCAGTGTTAACCTCGCCAAGGTTTACGTTGGCATCAGGCATCGTGATCGTTCTGGTAGTACCTGTAGTGATACCAGAAGCTTGGAACGCTATCTTTTTTGTGTTATCGACATCGTCAGAGATCCTAAAAACGTTATCTTGGAAATCTGGAGTGATACTTACGTTCTCGACCGCAGTTTCTAATGATTGGAGAGCTTGCTTAATTGTTGAGTTTGCAGGAATAGTGCTTCCTGTAAAAGTTCCAAGATCGTTGGCAGCAGGAGCCACACCAGAAAGGGTTTGAAGATTTGTGATATGGCCTAAGTTGATGTTTGAGTCGGGCACTGTAATTGTGCGGTTAGCAGTTAGTGTACCTGCAAAAGTTACATTGTTTGAACCGCCAAGATTTAACTTGATGTTTTGCAAAACAAGCGTATTAGCTGTAAGGTCTACTTCTCTGTGAACCCCAGAAACTAAACGCGAAAGTTTTGAAATATCTGCCATTTTTTTTCTCTCCTACCATTCTTTTTCGTTAAAAGATTGATCTTTAATCGTCTCTTTTATAAGATTGGCTTCCCCTTGCTTTACTATTTGAACCGCCAAAAGAACCTCAAGTCCATAAACATTTAGGTATTTGTTCATATCCGAAACAGTCTTTTCGACTATCTCCTTCATTTTCCTTCTTAGCATGGCTTCAATTTCTTGAAATTGCTCTTCAGAAACCGAATCTATATTAATTTTTCTAATTCTTTCCATAACTTATAGCTTTCCGACTAGCTGCATCTTAACCAACAAGTCCTTGTTTGAAGGCGTGTTTGTATTTCTTACAATAACCCCTACCCTAATAACAGCATCCCCAGCTACAAAACCGTTAACTCCTATAGCCGGATGTTGGTTGGTAAGACCTCCAGTTTTAGATACGTAAACATAATCCCCATGGGCAAAAGATACGGATACGTTTTCGATTCTTCCCGCTAACGAAACATCGCCAGAGGCGTTATTTGCGATAGACACCTTAGTCACTCCTGCAATAGAAAAAACCGTATCTTCGTCTGAAACATCAATCGTTGTGATATAGCCGTTATTATCTATCGCTACGGGTGTCAAAGCAGGAATTAAAGAGCCAGATTGATTTTTCATCTGTGTTATCAGGTTTGAATTTGCAGCCTGAGCTTCAGCTATAATTGCAGCAAATGGTCTGTAGGTCATATCCCAATCTCTTTACTTAGCTATTAAACAATCCACCAATTCGCCCCATCACTTACAATCGATATCGTTTCATACTGAGTTGTAATCGAATAAGGAGTGGATGTACGGTCAACGCCATCGACTGTTTGGTTTAACACGGTTGCTACGAACAAGGTATTACCTGCGTCGATCTTTTTTACCGTAATATGTTTACCGCTATTTCCAACAGCAGTTGGAAGAGTTACGGTTCTGTTTCCGCCTGAGTTGCTGACTAATATGTAATCATTTGCAGCGGTCGCGGTGTAGTTAGTACCAGTAACTGTGGTTACGTTATAAGTTGGGGCTGACGGAGCAGAAGTGATCGTGATATCGTTAGCGTTTTCTGTTACGGTTACGCCAGAACCAGCCTGAATTCTTCTGAAATTAAGAGTTACACCTGTTTTGTTCTTAAATACAGCAGCTCCAGTACCAAGGTTAGCACCTGTGTTAGCTTCTCCAGAACCTCCGCCACCTGCTCCTTGAGCTTTACCGGGATCAATCCTAAAAAGAAGCTCATCACCAACTACAAGGTTTTGTTGTATCTGAATCGTTACAGATTCGGTGTTGTTAGCACCAACTTCCGTATAATCAGCACCTAGACGAAGCCTTTGACCATTTAAGTAAACTTCAAGGTCAGCCTTACCGACTATGTATCCATTAACCGCATTAAAATAATGCGAATCATAAGGCAAAGTAAGGTTGGTACCTGAGTTAATAGGACCTGTAACCTCATTATCGTTAGCAGGGGAACCAGCAACAACGGTCAAAACCTCTTCGTAAATTGTAATCGGATTGCCTGCAAGCTCTTTAAGTTTTTTGTCAAGTTTTTTGATCGCTAAGGTGAGGTTATCACCATCACTGATATAGTTATTCGAAGCACCAGTACCTTGTGTTGTAACGGTAACGGTAGCACCGTTTACGTTAACGTTAGAAGCGTTTGTTGTGGTACCTGCATCTACGTTTGTAACCGTAACCGTAGCACCAGAAACGGTCGCGTTAAAATCGACCACACCGTTTATCGCGGTTTGTAAGGCAGCGGCTACTTGGTTAGCCGTATCACCAGTAGAAATTGCAACTTCAATAGGTATTTTTCCAACGATGTTTGGGTTACCACCTAAGTTGTCTCTGTTAAACCAGATATAATACTCGTTTAAATCAAGAGCACTATAAATTAGCATGTGCTGACCAGAAGTAATAGCAGTTGCTGCTGGCACAGTAATGCTTGTAACTTCTGAAACTAAAGCACCTAACTTATTAGAATATTCTGGAGAGTTATCTACTTCACTAACAGCGCCAATATAAGTTACGATATCTTTTGACGTATTATCAGAGATATCTCTGTCTTCACCTTGCTCAAGTTCTGAGCCAAGGAAACGAACGTAAACTCTGGGTGTTGATCCACCGTTGTCTGATCTTAATAAGAACCAGAAAGTATCTTCTGTAAACGGAACATCTTTTCTAGCCGCAACACGAATGTGACGATCAGTTGAAGGAGATGGGTTAGTTTCGTAAACACCAAAGGCATACTGAGCTTTGGCTCCAGAAAGTCCTGTTGACGTGTAAGGATACGCAACAGAAAGGGTCACCTGAGAAAGTGAGTCAACGGATTGGATTTTTAGATATTTCGTATCATCGTCAGTAGCTAGCTTAACCCAGTCGCCAGCTTGAAGCAGAGATGTCCAAGAAACGTTACCAACAGAAGTTACGATAGCACTACCGTTTGTAAATACGAGGTTAGGTACGATGTTAACACCACGCTTTAAATTTATATAAGCAACCTGTTCATCTGCAAGCGTGATATCACTGCTTGATGGGTTAGCATTTAACTGAAAAGAAAGTCTTGAACCAACAAGGGCAATCTGTATTGCCTGATCCCAGTTGATTCGACCCGCGATGGTACCGCTATGAGAAATCTGACCTCGACCAGTGACCACCGTATTTCCAAGGTCTTGTCTTAGTTTAACTAAAGAACCACCAACGTTTTGAGAATACCAAAAAGTCGTTCCTTTAATCTCCTTAAAGGAAGACATAACAGCATCCATCCACTCTTTCAGGTTGTAGAGTTGCTTATCTCCACCTCTGAAGGGGTTTACCGCGTTAGAAGACGATGTTACAGGGTTTTCTAAGCGACCTTCTGTGTGGTTTGTCCACGGATAAACATATGCTGGATTTGGAGTTGTACTACCTGCGGTACCCAACCTAAAAAGCATAGGTCTTTGATCTGTGATGTCAACTACGTTTCCGGCTACGTCAACGGTGATCTTGGCTATAGGTACAACATTTGAAGCCCATAACGAAGTCGTGATTATGATGTTGTAACGCAATATTTGGGCTAGAGGTACGTTTGAAGAAAATTCGTTTTTGTTTGTAGGGTTCCAGAAATATACCGTATCTGAGGTTGCCGTATCGGCAAAACGTTCATATTCAATACCAACATAGTTTACGGCATTAGCTGTAAACGCACCACGAACTTTTGTGTTGATCGTAGAGTTTAAAACTTCAGGAGCTGCGTTAGAAGGTACCGTGTAAAAAGTTCCAGATTGTCTGGAAGTTCCGTGAAATAACGTACTAGAAGCTACAAGCATCTGAAGACCAGATGCAGCAGCCCCGATAGCTCCCGTCATGTTTATCTCGAATCCACGAATCACATAAACATTGTTTTCGCCTGTAACAAAACCTTTGAGTAACTCGTCAAAATCCGCAGAAACAGCAGACTCGATAGAACGTAAATGAGGAACGTCTATACGCTGTGAACCTAACCATCTTTGTCTACGCCTAACTGACATCTAATACCTCTTATATTGGTGCTTACTTATCTGACAGCTCCCACGATTAAATCGTGGGGTTCCTGCTTCATCGCTCTAGCTAACGCTAATCGCTCCACAGGCTTTGTTTATACTTGGAGGGCTGACCTCTCCTCCAAGTTAATACCTTAGTAAGGTACCGTTATTTTTATAAATCAGTGATTTGGTTCTTTGTCACTAATTTATACTTCACAATACTTATTAAAACCACTATTATATTATCATTTTATTTTTCAAAATTCATCACACGACTTTAGGCGTGGGATTTCTTTTGATCTTATCATTAAGATTGTCTATCACGCGAAAATACTAGATTTAATCTTAAAGGTATAAGATAATATTTATAGTGGAAGGCTCGAAAGGAGACCACTTGAGAAAGGGAAAGCATTTTAAGACCGATAAAGAACATAGCAGGATACAAGAATTATCCCATAAAAACAAGGAGTTACAACGCGAGATAGCACGGCTTAGAAGAGAAAACGAAAGACTTAGAAATCAATGGATACCGCCCGAAGAATCAAAAATAAAAGAAGATAATATGGCTCAGGAAGCTAAGCCCAAGAAAAAAGACAGGATATGCTACGGATGCGGAAAAGGCAAACTGGTACTGATCAGATACGGAAAACCCGATGGAGAATGGTATTATCGTAGCTGTGACGTTTGCGGATACAGAACCAGATCTAAAAAACTAACACCAGAGGTAGAGGAATAGAGTTTGTAAAAATTACAAAAAAATAACAAAAGCGTTTCTTTTAAACCTATCTCCTGTGAGCCTAAAAAAGGCATATCCTGACAAATAAAAAGCTATTTCTAAAGAAATAGAGAAAGCGAAAAAAACAATGAAACTCCTAGCTTTAGATCTCGAAATGAATCAGCCTAGCGGGAAAATTATCCAGATAGGAGCTTGTGTTTTTAGAAAAAAAGATAAAGCCATAATTGCTGACAGCTCCCACGCCTAAAGACATGGGGTTCCTGCTTCATCGCTCTAGCTAACGCTAATCGCTCCACAGGCTTTGTTTATACTTGGTAGGCTGTCCTCTCCACCAAGTGTTCGCATTAATGCAAACTTTTTAATGTTTTTTGCTGCTAGTATATCCCTGTCATGAGCAGTCCCACATGACGAACATGTCCAAAATCTGTCACTAAGGGTTAATTGTTCATTTTTAACCCCGCAAGTACAGGTTTTGGAACTAGCATCAAATCTATCAATTTGTATGGCATTTTTGCCATACCAATCAGATTTATATTTAACCATACTGATGAATTTTGACCAACTAGCCGAGCCAATTGATTTGGCCAAACGGCTATTCTTCATCATACCAGAGACGTTCAGATCTTCAAAGCATAAAGTGGTGATTTGGTTCTCTGTCACCAATTTATGCGACAATTTGTGAAGAAAATCGTCTCTATGGTTGGTTATTTTTTCATATGTTTTTGCTAAATTAATTCTTGCTTTTTCTCTGTTCTTGGAACCTTTTTGTTTTCTGGATAGTTCTCTATGTCTTTTGGCAAGTTTATTTTCTGCTTTTTCTAAGAATTTAGGATTAGGAATTTTTGTACCATCGGATAAAACAATAAAATCTTTAATACCTAAATCAATACCTAAAGTATTGTTTTCATTAATTTTTTTCTTTTTAGGTAACTCTACCCCATCTTCAACTAAGATTGAAATATAGTATTTATTAGTTTTTGTTTTAGAGACAGTACAGGTTTTAATTAAACCGTTAAATTTTCTATCCTTTGCAAACTTGATATACTTTAACTTTGGTATAAATACTTGGTATTCTTCAAAATTTACTTTAACATGTTGTGGAAATTGACAAGACGCTCTACTTCTTCTTTTTGCCTTAAATTTTGGAAAATCTGAATTTTTTCTAAAAAAGCTAATAAATGCTTTGTCTAGATTTTTCAAAGATGCTTGCAAACTTTGTGAATAAATACTTTTTAACCACTTAAATTCTTTTTGTTTTTTAAGTCTTGTTAATTTATTTGTTAAATCAAAATAAGACAAATTTGTTTTATCTTGTCGATATTGTTTGGTTTTTTGTTCTAGTCCCCAATTATAAACAAATCTTGTAGCACCAAAAAACTGTTCTAGCTTTTGGGCTTGTTCTTTATTTGGGTATATTCTATACTTATATGATCTAATCATACTACTACACAATACTTATTAACACCACTATTATATTATCATTTTATTTTTCAAAATTCATCCCACGCCTAAAGGCATGGGCTTTCTTTTGGTTCTATCGTAAAAATTTATAATTTTTTAACTTCTAAACTAGAAAACCCCTAAAAAGATGCCCTATCGCCAACCTCAAAACCAACCAACCCTCTAAAATCAAAACTTAAACGAGCTACCCCTTTTGCTTGTACCTGAAAACTTTGTTTGGTAATCTTAGCATTTGGAATAAAAAGGATATCTTCACCTGTACTCCTATCTTGAATTCTGATATTGACATATTCAGATCTTACGATATCCGAGATGATAGGGACAGCATTAAAAGAATGAAGACCTCCAGATTTTTTTACACGAATCCCAGAAATAGATCCAGCAACCATAGCCCTAGTAGAATGAATTTCTTGTGGGAAAGGGGTATCTATTCCGTAAATTTCTGTTTCGCCATAATCGATGGTATACGAAACAGACTGAGCTTCGTTATAAACCCGACCGTTAATGCATATCTTTACCAAAGCTCCAGAAAGGGTTACTGAAGGCTTAGACATCTGAATCTCCTCCCCAAATTACTACCTTCTCATCGTAAACTTCTGACCATTTACCTAATCCCTCTGATCCCGGATACAAAATCGTAATGACAACGTTAATTCCTGTAGCAGAAACTTCTTTTATAAGATTTTCTGCGTAGTTTCTTCCAGAAACTACGTCTGTAAGATACGCAGGAAAATCTCTTCCAGATTTGTCGATAGAAACAGGACCTATTTGAGAGATAAGTCTAACCTCCGTACCCGACGGATGGGTATTTACGATCCGATAAGAAGGGCTTAAAAGCAAGGTGTTGTTGCTAGGTCTAGATAAGTAAGGGATAGGTCCTTCTTGTTTATCTGTTCCATAACCGATCATCAAGAAACCTTGATTATCTGGAAAACTGGACGAGTTGGATACTTGGATAACCCTACCAGAGTCTGGAGAGATAACAGCAGTTGAAGATGTTCCTATGTTAGAAAGAACAAATGATTGAGAAGGATCGTAAGTGTAAGGTCCTTCCTGATCAGGTAAAAGCTCGTCAGGATTTGGGTTAGAGGTTGTGGTTGAAACAACGTTAGTACCTTGTTGAAAAACGCTTATAGAAAGACCTGCCACGTTTCCGTTCGTAACATCGTTACAAACTCCAACCGCAGCGTTGCATATCCTAAATGTTGAGCCTGAAGGCTGAGAACAATTAAAATGAACAATATTATTAATTGCTGTTGCGGCTTTAACAGCCACATCTGTAGCTGTAGTTGCCGTAGAGATATCGACTCTAATACCAGTCCTTGAAGGAATAGCAGGGTCTACAAGATTTCCACCCGTAGTATCAAAGTAAACATAATAAAGATGCGTGTTATTTGCAGAGTTTAAAAGAAAATAAGAGCCGTCCGTAATAGACGTAGGAACTGGAACCGTCACATCTGTTATTTCGTTTTTTCCTGCGTCATAGGTTTCTGTGGTGATAACAGGCTCATGGATGTGAGCAGCTCCTTTTCTATCCCTACGAACAACCTTTGTGGTTGCTGGTATAAAAATTTCAAGAAGTCTTGACTCTTCTTGAAAGAGAGCTGCATATCTTGATTTTGTTATGATGGTATTTTTAAAAGGCTGAAAAAACAAAACCCCATCAACAGTTCCTTGCGCTACGATCTCAGGAACTCCCGAAGGATTTTCGATTTCAAAATAAGCATTGTTTACGGTTCCGCCTTTTATATTTTGAATGGTAAACGTACCTTTATTTGCAGCACTAAAACCAGAAGCAAAAATATTTACATAATCACCAACTCTAACTTTTCCAATCGAAGGATTTGCCCCACCTGACCAAGTAAAACGAACAGTACCACCAGAAACAAGCGAAACAGTCCATTGCGTAGAAGCGCCACCAGTTGTAGGGCGTATTTTATCAAATAGTAATTTGTTTTGCGCTCTTCCGCCAAGTACAACAACGGAAGATTGAGGTCCTTCAGTGTCAGAAATAAGAACAACATAAGCGCCAGAGCCATCATCTTTTGAAAAAGCTCTTCCTGTTTTTCCTTGCTCTCTTAAAGATTTTGTTATCGCATCAGCAACTTCTTGGGCTGTTGCGGAGCTGATATTGACAAACTGAGAAGATTCAAATTTTATATCGACAACTTCTCCACCATCAAACTTAACCTTAAGAAGATCGCCATTACTAAGACTGTATGGCTCTACAGTACTACTTTTTGCTGTAGCTTGGGTAAGTTCTTCGCCAAACACAATACTTAAAATAGACATTAAAAGTTCGCGAACTTGTTTTTTATTGATTACCGAGATACCGATCTGTCGAAAGATATCGTCACTTAAACCGACCTCAGGAGGTCTAACCAAATTGTAGTCGGCAAGTCTTTGATCTAGATAACGGTCAACAGCGGTCGCTATGTAAACGTTATCGTGAATAGCTTCGATGTTATTGATTAGATTTACAGCAGGATTTGCCAAAGCCCAAAGCATAGCGTCTATGTTCGGACCTCTAATAGCACTGTTAAATAGCTTTCTAAGTCTTTCGTACTGTTCCTGTTTAGTAGTAGCCATCTTTAACTTCCAATTTGTCTAACAGAAATATCTGCCGTCGGATCGATAATTCTAGCCTTTTCAGAAGGCGAGATACGGATAGTGTCGTTTGATGCGTTATAAAGAGGAGAACTGATAGCGACAGCTTTAACTCCCGGTATAACGTTAACGGACTCGACAATATCACTGATTGCGATAGACTGTCCGATTGGATTACCTTCTATAAGAGCTGTAAGGTTTGTTCTTACTTGCTCTGTAATTTGAGCAAAAGGTATACCCGTTTCGATACGAACATCGATCGCAACCTGAACACGTCTAAATAAAGGTTCGCGAATGAAGATTTCAGCCCCTGCGGCAGCTACACCGGGATAAGCTACAGGATCTCTTGGATCTCCGTAAACGATACGGTTTGCCTCTCCGATCATTCCTGTATGGTACCGATAGCTGTCTAATCCTTTTCTGATCGTAGTGTTAAAGTTGAGCTTTGACATAGCAGAAATTTGAACCTGACCTACGTCGTTAATCTTATTGTACTGCTCAGCCGTTGAAAACACCATGATACCACGATCCGTAGAAGCAGGATCGTTAACTACCATCCTGATTTTTTTGTACCCAACATAAGGTTTTTCTTCCTGAACAAGGATAGCTTCTTGGTTTCCTGATAAAGAAGTAGACTCTTTATCTGTCATGGTTCCAACAACCAACAAGGTATCTTGATCTATAACACGATCAACAACCCAAGTACCCTTATTAGTAGAACCTAAAAAGTTACTGGTTATTATGAAAGAGTCACCCTGAACAGTAGCTTCGTACTCATAGAACAACATCTGAGGACGATGCAGTTCAAGAACATCCGTAATTGAGATGTTAGTCTCAGCAGAAACAGCAGGGTTTATACACTCTATAAACGTTCTTCTTCCTTGCTGCAAAATTTCAATATCAAATTGTGAAGGCATGTTTCCTTCGGTTGCGTCTGTAGTTTCGGCAAAGCCAGTTGTGGTGATTGTAACTTTATTGCCAGAAACAACAGCCGTAAACGGGTTTCCGCTCACAGCGTTAAGAGCAGCAGCCGTAGCGTTTGCAACCTGCAAATTAGTATCTGTACCACTGATAGCAACCTGAATTCCAGTTTTACCGGGTAAGTTGGGATTTCCACCTCCACCGTTTACGTTATACCATACGTAGTATTCAGTGGTGTTGCCAGCAGCGTTTATTAACCAATACTTACCAGTAGTAATCAAGCTTCCCGCTACACAGGTTGCTCTTGTAATCTCTGGAAGTTTAGCCCCAGATCTAGTGACCATGAAAGTACCTTGGTTATTTGAAGCAAAATCAGTACCAAAAGTAATCTCGTCTCCGGGACGAGCAACCCCAAGAAGTGGCTCTGTTCCAGTTCCGTTCCAGATAAGCTTCATCTTGTTGTTTGTAGCCTGAATGTTAAACTGAGTAGTACCTGTATAGCTGAGAGAAATTAAATTTGCAGGTAAGGTTATAGATTCTTCTACCGAATTTGGATTATCGATATAGATCGAGTTCTCAAAACGTCTAATAACTCTAAATTTTCCTCTGTTTAAGATGGCAAAAGGAGCTGAAAATACCACGGTATCTCCCTCAGAAACAGAAGATGTACAAGAGAAGCTAGAAGGTGTGAATGTTTTACCAACAAGGTTAGGTCCAGACACGGCACCTCCACCAGAACCACCAAGGTCGTTGTAAACCAACGAGATGTTAGCGTTAGGAGTTGTAGCCTCGATCGTTACAACACCACCTGAAGAAGTAGCCGTAACACCGGGAAGTGCACCGATAGCAGAAGCAAGGTTTGCAGCGGTAGCAGCGGCGTTAGGGCCAACAACAAAATCCACACCAGCAATCAAAGAGTTACCTCCGACGATGAACTGGTCGCCTATAATGTTTGCGTTGTTCAAGATAGAAGCGGTTCCTGTTGAAAACTCATTTACACCTAAAGGATTTAAAACACGCAAAGTTTTACCATTTTCAGAAACACCAGTAACAAGGAAAGTGCCGTTGTTTTCAGGCTTACTCATGCCAGATACGGTGATCAGATCGCCTATGGACACTTCTGTAAAATTTAGGGTACCAGTTAAGATATAGATATTTACCTCACTGGTATTTGTGATCTTTTCTATGTTTAGGGTTCCGTTTCCAGTCGCGTTAAGGTTTAAAGTTTTAGAAAAGAAAGGCTGAGTACCTGATCCGTTCCAACTAATGCACGTAAAATCACCCTGTTTTTCAACCTTAAAAGTTCTGTTTCTAGAACGGATATGATGTCTTGGTTTTCCAAAGTGTCTATCGGTAAGTGTTCTTCCTGTTAACTCGATCTTTGATTTACCAACAACCTGATAGTCCCCATCGATAGAAATAGATGCCGTACCCTTAAAAAGGGTAGCTTTAGGCTGTTTAAAATCCGCTGAAAGTTTTACCCACTGATCGCTATGGAACCCAGTAAGACCAGAACGGTTGACGCTTGTAAGAGTGTATTGGTTTTTTACAAGGGAAGAGTTTCCTAAAACAGGCGTTTCAACCGTATTTGCCGTACCACCAACTACTTGGATAGATCCTTCTCCACCTAAAAGGTTAGTAGAGATCTCCATGCGGCTTTCTCTTTTTGAAAGATTTATAGATCCAAGTGTTGTAAATCCAGAAACAGCAAGGACTTTAGCAAACCTTACAGCCTGATCAATACTTGTAGGAACAAGCCTAACTTCTTCGGATTGGTTAAACGCGTAACCAGTACCTGAAGGATAGTTTAAAGGAGTTTTAAAGGTAAACTGAGGAGAACCGCCAAGGTTAGTACTCGCAATCCAGTTGATACCATCTAACAGATAATAGGAATCGAAAGCAAAGTCATTTTGTTCAGCAGTACTTCTATTTATAACACCTGAACCAGAAATACCACCATCGTTTACAAGGGTAGCTGTCAATATATCCGAAAGAGTTGAGGTTGTAACGTAGTTTTGTATTTGTGCGGCAGTTGTCGCCGAAGATTGATAAAAACTAAACACGCCCGCAACAAGTGTTGCCTTGTCTTGCTCTGCAACCGCTTCACCGTTTTTTCTAACGATCGTAAAGCTGTTAGCGGTAGGAGCAAAACCGGGTTGCGTACTAACACGGAAAACTCCAGTGTTTTTTACGTTTAACTCGGAACCTTTAGAAATATTTACATACTCACCGCCAGACAGACCTCCTAAACCGGGAGCTGTACCAGTACCTGTCCAAGTATAGGTTACCTGATCAACGCCTGCAACAGGAGTGTTTGCGGTTATCGTGACGTCCCACTCTGTAGTTCCGTCTATGTTAGTAGGGATAGCGGCACCAGATTTAAGTGAGATCTTAACCTTGATGTTATCGTCAACGGTAACTGTATGTAAGATAGGGCTGTTAGGTACGGTAGGATAGGTATATCCCACACTAATTCTTTCGCCTGATCTTCCCCATTTTTTAGCACGATAAAGAATCGCATCTTGAGACGCAGGAGGGTCTATAACCCTTTTGGCCTGCATCAAAACCTTAAAATTATCAAACTTAAAAGATGATGTAAAAAATTGAGTAAAAGGAGTTGTAGGACCTGCATCGAAGTCGTACGCGTTAAAGCTGTTAGGGTTAACAGCTAAGGTTGTATTTGTTTTTGCTTTTCTAAAAAACGGTATAGAAAAAGTTTTATCTGATGCGTTACCATCAAGAACAACTACGGCCTCATCTTCGTGACCAAAATCAAGTGGTTGAGCAAAGTAGAAACGATCGTTAAGTCTTAACCTCTTTATAAGGGGGTCTTGATGAAGGGTTAGTGTTGTACCAGAATAGTTGTCGAGTTCTGTGGTTTCAGAGGTGCTCAAAGCATCCAATATAGACCCGTATGGGTGTAGATACCCGATAATCAAATTGGGGTCTAAACCTATAGTAGAAGGGTTAACAGAACTTGTAACGGTAGAGATGTAGTTAGAAGGAGGAACAGCAGAAGCCTCAGAAGCAAAAGCAGCATGAGCAAAGAGAGGGAAAGCTCCTTCTTTGTAACCGCTTTCGTAAAAAGCTAAAAGGGATTCTTTGCTTTTGTCAGAATCTCCAGCAGTAAAGTTTAAAAGTTTTCCAGAGACGTCAAAGGTGACAACCAAAACAGCACCACCGTCGGCTACTTTCGTTTTAGACTTACAAACCAATATCTCATCATCGATAGTGGTAAACTCAGCAGCCTTAACCTGAAGATTGAGCTCATCAGCAATTTCGGTAACGAACTTGGTTCCTGAATTTACTTTAAGTTTTTGAGGAACCTTATTAGTTCTAACTACAACAAAACCTTCTTGGTAAACAATTCCAGACTCAGCAACAGCGGCAGCATATTCGGTAGCGGTTACCTTGATATCTAAGGTGTTTGCTGTGACCGCGTTAACTCTACCTTCAAGTCTGTTTGCAGCAGAAAGCTGAGGAGACCAAACAATAACATAATCTCCAACTTGAACCGATGAAAACGCAGTAGCTACGGACGAAGAATATCTAACTATGTTTGCGGTGGGCTTTTGAACCTGAATCAAAGAAGTTGCAGCCACACCTGTATTAACGATAGAAGCGTCCTTATCATCAAACAAAAACCAAATGTACGCGGTAGATGAGAATGTGGTTGTGCCGCCAAGAACTCTTGCAGCTTCAACTCTCGCTTCTGTATCCCTACTACCAGCAGTAAGCTCATCGCCTTGAGCAAGAGGTTTTTTTAGTTTGATCTGAGCGGTATTTCTAGAAAATTCAAAATCAGAAGTCTTTCCAGAGGCCGAAAGCCCAATGGCAGACGAAAACATGTTTTTAGTTACAAGAGTAGAGCTTTGGGAAATTTCTACCTTAGCTCTATCTGAAGCTCCGAGGTTTGAAGTGAGATAGATTTGCTCACCCACGATCGAAGCTGTAACTCCAGTAAGTTTTTTATTGAAAACGTTTACCCAGCTTTCAAGAGAGTTTGTAGAGGAAACGGTATTGTGAGAACCTTCAGCGACAAAATCAGCGTCAGTTATAGTGTACGTAACGCTTGCAGTTCCGTCAACAGACAAAATTAAAGTATCGCCTGTAGCGATAGTATTAGACCAATCTGCTTGTTTGCGGGATTTTACCGTAGCGGTATTTCCATCTTTTGAAAGAGGTGTTTTATTCTTAAACAAACGAAGAGTCTCAACCTTATTTGAAGGAAAACCCATCAAAACAGATGCGTCTCTTCCCGTTGATACGCCAACAACCTGAATATCTTCGTTGTCGTTTGCTCGAGCTTGTAAAAGAACTTTGGTTCCGCCTTCAGAAGTAGTAGCCTCAAAAAGCAGATTGCTATTAGCATTGATAGAAGCTACAATTTCATAAGCCGTAGCACCACCCGGACTGATAAAATCATCATCTTGAAATGTGTGCTCCGTAGTAACTCCCCCTATTGAGACAGCAAGGCGATCTGTACCACGAACATCGAAAGGGGCTTTAAAATTTGAAACTATGAAAGCTTTCGCAACACTTGTTTGTTTTCCGCCTGTTTCTAACTGAAAATTAGTCTCTCCACCAAGAGCAGAATCGACCAGATACTCAACACCAACACCTGCTGTTTTTTGCTCGTATCCTGTACCGTCATCGATATAAAGAGTAGTTTCTCCCGAACTTGTAATGATTTCAGAAGATACGATGGTAGCGTTCTCATCTGATGGAGTAGCGCCGATAACTGAATTTTTAACAGCTAAAGCAGTACCTAGTCCACGAGAAATTCTCGCTCTTTTAATTCTAATACGAAGTTCTTGATCGGTTTCGACATCACGACCTGTTTTAAACGGAAAAACGTTCGTAACTCGTGCACCAGAAAAAGGTGGAGAAGCAAATTCCTTAATTGCTCCGATCGGGACGTTTCCTTTAGTTCCCGGCTCCTGAGCAGAAACAGAAACGCCGTCCACTTCAGTTTCACCGTCAAGTATTATGGCAGGTTGAGTAACGGTAAAATTAACATCAGGGAGAGCTCCTGAAGAAGGTGCTCTAACTACCGTACCTGTTGGTATCGTTCTGGTACCTCCTTGAGCTAGGATAACCGTTTCGTTTATGTTATGAAATTTAGTTGTTGGGGTAGCAAGAGTTAGTTTCCAGTAGCTACCAACAGGTGTTTTAGTTGTATAGGAAATAGGTCCTTCTACGTTAGGGGTGCCTCGTCCAATATAAATTTGTCCAGAGTTTGGAAAATTAGAAGCGTCTGAAACAAAAATTTCCACAGAGCCGATGTTGGGTGCTTTTGTACCTGTGTAAATCTTGGTTGATTTTTTTGTGAAACTGGAATCTGTAATTTTTACAGTACCAGAAGCAACCCTAGCAGGAAGTTCGCGAAGCCCCTCATCTTTGGCAAGACGTCTTAAAGACTCACCCTCTGCACGGTCAACAGAAAGATCTCTAAGGATCTGTATCGAATCACCCGATACACGAGCCGCCATCAAAGCTACAACTTCGAAAAGTTGGGTTGTTAAAGAACCTACGTTGATATCGTTTACGCCCGTTCTGGAAATCCAGTCGGTTAACATTTCTCCTAAAAACTGTTCTTGCGATTTTGGATTCGGTGTCTGTGCCATTTAATTCCTCTTTTTATCCTATATCATATCATCCCGCAAGCTTAAAACTAATCGGATAAACTCCCAAACCATTTGCAATAAATACAGATAGGTTTACCGTAAAGATTGCTCCTTCTTTGGTTATCTGGAGTTTTTCTATACCTGCAAATCTAGGGTCTTGGGCAAGAAGAGCTGAGATTATGTTATAAACGCTTTTTGCGTCTAAATCGGCGGTTGAAACACCCGATCTTAAACCAGAGCCGAAATTAGGGAACCTTAAAATCTGACCGGGTTCTGTTATAAACTTAAGCTTTAAAGCTTGGAAAATATTGGTTAATCCATAAGACAAACGCAAATCACCAAAAGCGTCAACGGCCAAGTCTCCGTTATCGGCTAAAAGAAGGTCAATCTTTGAAAGACCAGTAAGCTCATCATCTTTTGTCGCAGGTACAGGTCTAGTAGCTAGATCATCTGGGATAGGAAGATTTGATGGTATAAAGATCTGATCTTGGCTGTTGACGGTTCCCGGTAAATAAGCTTTCATCTTAGCCGAATTCGACAACGTAAAAATATCAAGGTTGTCGAAACCGTCGACAGTGATTAAAAAGTTTGTATCGTCAATTTTTTCGATATTTATGATAGTTCTTTTTTCTTTAGGCTGAGTATTGCTAAATAAATATATTTTTTGGCCAACATATAAATTTTCGTCTGAACTTACGTTAAATTGTCGACCGTCACCATTTGAAAGGAATGGTCTTTCGAATCCAACCTCATCGATGTATGGGGATTTTAAGTTGTTTAAGGCTACGATTTCGATCCAGCGTTCCGAATTGCCCAAATACCTAGCGGCAATTTGCTCTATTGTCAAGCCAAAAGGGACAGGCGCTCTAACTTTAGATTGAGAATTTTCAAAAACAAGACCGTTTTCTTGAGCCTCAGCTTTAACGAATTCGTAAGCATTTTTTTGGTTCTGTTGAGCTTCCTCGCTCAATATTAAAGAACCCATTAGTTGAATGACATCGTAAAGTTTCTTTAAAAGATCATATTCGTCAATAGTAATAGGCTGAAGCCTACTTTTAGGTGCGGCACGACCATAAATGTTAGAAAAAGTTTGGTCTCCTGTTCCTAAAGCGTTTGAAATTTGATAGGCCAACTCTTGCATCATGTTTCTATAATTTTGTAAATCCTGAGGAGTCAAAAGACTTACCCTATCTATTTCTTGATCTATAGCCCTTCTAACTTCTGATGAGAATGGGGTAGAATCAACACCAAACTGATCAAAGAATTTATAATTTTTTTGAACGTCTCCAAATAAATTTGTTGCGGGGTTTGTCTTAAGAGACATCGCAAAACTTGATAGTAAGTTTGGATTGTTCTTTAACTGAGCAGTAAGATTTGAAAGGTCACCTTCTCTTTGTTTGATATAATCCCTTAATGCACCAGAAATTCTTTTAAAACTTTCATCGGTATTTTCTAAAACCCTTTCAGCTATTTCTAAATTTTCTCTAGAATCGTAAAAAGCAGAGATAGAATCAATACCTATGTTCAGAAACAGATCGGCAACAGTAGGTACTATACCTGATAAATTTTTGACAAAAAGCGTTGTTTCGCGAAACACGTTAAACACCGCATAAAAATCAGAACGAACCGATCTTACAAGATTATAGGCAGAGGCTAATGCACCCCTAGCCTCTCTAAGGCCACGAAGAATATCTCGGTATAAATTGGTAGGTAAAGATACCGATGCCGAACTACTTCCTCCGCCCAATTTTATACGACGATAAGCTTTTAATTGGAGATTAAATTTATATTCATTGGGAGAGTCGGCAGATTGGCTGTAAGTAAAAACTAAAGGAGTAACCAAAAAAGTTTGGTTTTGTTTAGGAATATCTAATGCTAATCTGTAATTTGCCCAATCTGGGCGTTTTTTTCTTTCCGAATATTGTTCTAAAAACTGATCTAAAAGCAAAGCTTGAGCATAGCCAGTACCAGAAAATCCGCTTGACGTGTTAGAAACTTGACCCTTAAAAGCGCTAACCGTTCTTGATATTTTATCAGAAAGTGAAGAAAAAGCACTAATCGTGCCAGCAAAAATACTTTGAAAGCTGTTTGGGGCTTCGGGAGCTCTGCTTGCCCCGTTTCTAAATGGCCAAACTCCAAAAGTACCTGTCATAGAAATCAACTTAAATTTTGTTCCGTTATGCTCTTCGACTATACCTCTTAAAGTAGCCGAAGTATTGATAGCAAATTGGTTTGAAATAGATAGTTGCTGTGGGGTAATTGGTAAATGATAAACCCATGAATTTTCTAACGGATAGAAATTTAGCCTAAATAAATCGCCACTACCTTCTTTAAGAATTTCGACGTTTGATCCAGAGTTACCAGAAGTAGCGATCCTGTACGTTCCATCGGGTTGAAGCTCAACAACAACCAGTCTATAGGGATACAATTTGTCCCATTTAGAACCCTGTATATTGATAGAAGGGAAAAAAGAGTCTCTTTCAAGAGATTCGGCGTTAGCTTTCCAAGGACCTGAAACGGAATCGTTGGCGTTAGAATCGTTCAGGGGAGGTTTCTGCTTAGTATTTTGGGGCAAAATACTATCGATAGATGGTGCTTTTGCTGAATTTTGTGGCAATTTAATCATAGACTTCTTAACCTCTCTATGATAAGATTGTTTTTATAGGGATATCTATATATTATCCCTGAAAGAGGCACATGAAAAAAAATATCGTGTTATTCTTAATTTTAGCTGTTGTTTTAATCCAAAAAAACATCATTTTTTCTAAAAATACAGGCCAAGAAGAGGATAAAAGGGAGATAAAAGAATTTGTTGAGGACTATAAAAATCTGATGAAAGGCATCGTAGATGAAAAGGCTATAGACAGTGTAAAAATTACAATAACAGATCTGGAACACCCTATCGTTGGCTTATGCTGGTATAACGAAAATCCAAGAAGGATACAGCTAGACGCCAAAAGCTGGAAATCATACGATTACGCTAAAAAAGAAGCCTTAATTCTTCACGAGCTTGGACATTGCGTGTGCAATCTTGGCCATGTGCATTTTATGGGGATATATGATACCAAATCTAAGGCTCCTGAAAGATCGGAAGATAGGCTAAACTCTGGCTTTCTTGAAGATGGGTGCCCCACATCCTTGATGCACCCGATAGTTTTAAATAGCGAATGCTATACAAAACACAGAGCTCATTATAGGTATGAGCTGCACTTAAGATGTTATTCAGCTTCCATAAGAAAAAATAATAGCAATTAAGTTTTATCCTTATAGACCCTAGCCCATTCGTCAGGTCGGTACTTGGCAGGCACTTCACGATCTACCGTTATCTTGTTACCCTGAACAGAAGCGATCGTAAGCCCCATCTCTTCTTGGGTATCTGAGACAAGGAAAATCTTGTCGTTTGCTACTAAATCACCTATATCTTTAAGGTGCAATACCTTTGTACCGTTCGAGGGCGCAGAAAGGATAGAGGCCGTCAAAAGAGTGTTGTAGGTATTCTTGGCTAGATCAATCTGTGCTTGGAGATCATTTTGTGCACTGATTGCCCTATCAAAGCTTTTATAGGAAAGTAAAGACCCCCCAAAAAAGCTAAGTCTTAACAAGAGATAGTCCCATCTTTCAAGGTAAAGACCAGACCCTGTAACGTTACCGTTTGAAAGGTTTTGCGTAAGAGAGCCTAAATTGGTGTCTATCTGGTTAACTCTTGTTGAAACGAAGGTTTGTCTTGCCAAGATAGCGTTTTTTAAGGTTGTAAGGTTTCCAGATTGGAGACGAGTAGCTCCCAAAAGAGCAGGGTTATAGGAGTTAAACCCTGAACAGGTTGTTTGTCCGTGACCAGTATTGAAAGGGGTTAAAGCCAACCAAGCGTTGATCGCGGCTACGATCGTGTTGATGTTTGCTGATGCCGTGTTGTTTTGTGTTTGTCTAGAGTTTACTGGGTCGTTTGTTAGTATAAGACCTTGAGTAGCAAGGACGTAGGTGTTAAGATCGTTTATCTGGGTTACCAAGGTGTTGTAGTGGTTTTGAAGAGCTGTGTTCGTAATTATATTGTCAGGACCCGGAGTCCAAGTTCCACCATTTGAGGTACAATCCGTTTGGTTAGTATAGTTAGGTATGCTACAAGTTCCGTTAACGCATATCTGGCCTGTTACCCTTTGAATAAGCGGATAAGTCTCGATCGTGTTAATAGTGTTAAGGATGTTGGTTATCTTACTTTGTTCGGCAGCGACTGCTGCGGGATA